TTAATTGCCGCCAGCAGGCCCTGACCCGGAGCGGTACATGACTTCGCCAGCAATTTGCAGGCGAGTCAACTGTTCGCCGGTCACGAAGCGGTCAGGAAATTCCGGGTTATAGGAGTGCAACCTCAAGGCGCCCTCCGGTTCCTTGAATATCTGCTTGACGAGCGGCTCGTCCTCAAAATACACCGCATAGATGTGCCCGTCCCGCAAGTGTGTGCGAGTCGTGCAGATCATCATCAGGTCGCGATGAAAGAGAAAGGGTTCCATGCTTCTGCCATGGACCTGAACGAGTTTGCAGTCGTGCGGTTTAACGCCCAAGGCCCGAAAGAACCCTCTATCGAACGGCAACTCCTTCTTCTGCCTTATTTCCCATTGAATCAAACCGGTCCCCGCGCTGAATCTGTAGTCGTATCTGTTCAGCCAGACACGATTGTCGTCCGGCGGCAGGTCGTCCGGATGCTCCCACACCAAGACGTTCCCTTTGTCTTCGGGAAGTTTGTGTACACCGGGCTGCGGCGCGGCGGCAATCCGATTGCTAAACCAGCCAGCCATCTCTGGAAGGCTCTCGATTGCTCGGATGGTCTTCTCCGAGACCGCGCGCTTTTCGCTGAGCATCTGGCGGACAAACGCGCCGTCCTTGTAACCGAGACGACGCCCGAAAGCGGTCACATTACCGCTCTCGAGCTTGTCGATCGCGGCACGAAGAAGTTCGACGCGACGCTGGCTGAGTTCAATTTCATTCATGCTAGAAGCATATCAGAAGCGTAGCACACGCCGAGCAAAGCAAATGCTCCTTGATTGTGGTAGCTAATGCTACTAATATTGACGCGTGAATGTTGATCAATGCCTCTCTCATCCGGCTGCGATGCCGGTATCTGACATTCATGCCAATGGAGCCGCTCGGCCACTCCGATGGTTTGCCGGCGATGGGCAGGCCGGTGTGAAACGCCGTTGTGCACGAAGAAGGCGGACCGTGCGGACATGTTGACGATACCAGCGCATTGAATTCCGCCGCCGGTGTTCTCGCGACACAGTGCTTCACCTTTGATTCCGTATTCCAGATAAATTTTATCGGTGGCAGTGGTTGACCCGGCCATGCTTTGCTTTGCGTCGGCATCCAGGCGTGTTTGAACGGCGTAAAACGCTGGTTGCCGAAGCCGTGCGGCGGCAGGAGCAGACTCGCCGCGCAGCGAATCAGCCGTTGCAGGACGCTCGCGCTCGTATCGATGAGTTGAAGGCGCAAGCCGTGCAGCGTCTACGTGAGTATCCGTTGACGGGGGCGACGCGTGAATCAGCTTGAAGACATGAACGAGGCATGTATGCGTAGCACGGTTAGTTGGGTAGATGAGGTGGACTGGTTGACACTAACAATCGGGGAGCTGAACGAATGACCAACCTTGATGATCGTCTTGAAAACTGGGCGAAGGCGCAGCGCTTCGGGGCGAGCGGTGGCTCGCGTGTGGGATCGGCCGAAGGGCGGTATCGCCCCGAAGGTATGCGATCGCGTTCGGCCGACTCAGTGGTGATCGACGAAAAGGACGCGGACGAGGTCGAGCGTGCATGGCGGAAACTGTTGCCGTTCGATCGCGAGGTACTGCGGATGCACTACATCTTACGCATGGACCCGCGCGTCATTTGCCGGAAGTTGCGCATTCCACACCGTCCGGCGAGTACATTCGACATGGCGCTCGCGCATGGGAAGACGGAGATTGGAAAAGCATTGCAGAAGATGTCGGAGGCGCGAAGGGCCTGCGCCGACCGGGTGAAGTCTTATGAGGCAGCTATGCGCGCATAGCGCGAGGAATCGGATAGGCGAAAGAGTGAATGAGCCCGCCGAGAAAATATCATCGGTATGATCGATGAATTCCGCCAAGGAGCCGAAAGCGGATGTTTGGTGGGCATTCTTGACGCGGTTCCAGTTCGAAGGAAAGGAGGAGTTCGAAAGAAAACTTTTCCTGACGATTTTCCGGTCCGGTTGGAAATCGACCAGTTTCGCTATCCAACGTGATGTGAGTCTAGCGAAAAAATGGCGGGATTGTTGCCGCGATCTGGAACATTTCTGGCTCGGTCGTTTAGGTGTGGTACCGTCGGAGAAATTCACTCTATAGGCGATGTGCATCAACGGCGTGGATTGTGTATTTACGGGTCATCGATTTAGTCATTATTAGAACTCCGGATGAAAATAAATTCAGTCGCGAAGATAATTCAAACGTCGTGAAAGCAACAAAAATTTTTGTCGATCGAATGCTTGCGAACCGAGGAAAGGTGCTGTACAGTGATTCCCAGATGACCGACACCGCTTACATGCGCGACTCTCCCCGGTGGGGGAGAAATGCGTCAGTAAAAAAGAAGCCCGCCCTGAGCGGGCTTTTGTTTTTCTATGTCAGAACATGTCTAGCTATACGGGTGCGTTCTGAATCATGTCGATGGGTATGATGCACCGATGAATGAGCCAGCGTGCAGAAACGGATTGACGGGTTGTCACACATCTTGTGTGCATGAGATAAATGAAGCCCGCTGAGCGAAAGCCAGCGGGCTTTTTTGCTTTGAGTTGCCGATATGTGTTTTCACTTTCGCGAATCCTGTGTGTATTGATATCTGATGCTGTTGCTATCTACTGCTACGCAAAGTGAACGAACGACGCAGTAAGAGATAGCGCTAAATAAATCTGAAATACGAATGGTTGCCGTCAATCAGCGGGCAGAGCGGATGGCATCTTTATACGGTGTGAACGAACACGTTTGTCCCGAACCGAGAATGCATCAAAGCCGATTATCGGGGTGGTGACTTGCCGTATCTAAAATCACCGTGGCTCGGAATATTTCGCGACTCGTGATCCACCATCAAATAAAGGCCGAGCGTTCGATTTCTGCAAAAGTGCACTTAAACCAATGCTGAGGTACTGGTTTCCAGGAGTGAGGTTTCCATCGAAGTTTTTACGGAGATCACCATTTCTGATCGAGTAATCGTCGAGACGAGTGTGCAGATCATCACTCCGGATCGGCGGGTACGTTGCTGCGGCACGGTCAACTCACGTCGTGTCGCAATTGTCTTGCCAACTACTCGCATGTCGACGGTGGCTTCGTTCGCATGACATGCGATCTGAAACTTCTCTTTGGATGACATCATGAACAACAGTTCGACTGGCGGATATCTTGCGCTAGCAGTCGATGCGCCGCCGGCCGAGGATGGCGTGCTCGACGATTTGCTACGCGATCTGATCGCGGGAGTAACGGCGCTGCCTACTGACCTCGTGCGGCCGCACTGGCAGTCGGTGATTGTGTCGCAACCTGAGCCGTCCATCGATTGGTGTGCGTTCGGCGTGTATGAGCAACAGTCGGATGCCAGTCCGGCGATTCAGCACGACGGCATTGGAGATGGCTACGACATCTATATCCGGCATCAGACGATCGACGTCATGTGCACGTTTTACGGGCCGCGCGCGAAGGGATACGCGCAGCGGTTCGCCGACGGCCTCGCGATTCCGCAAAACAGCGAGCCGCTCCAACGGCAGGACATGGCGTTTGTCGGCGTCGGCGCGGTTCGGGCGGTGTCGGGTCTAGTCAACCAGCAATGGGTGCAGCGCTATGACATGACCGTAACGCTGCGCCGTAAGATCACCCGGACCTATGCGGTCCTCAACCTCAAATCGGCCACCGTGGCGACGACGACAGATGCGTCGACGCCGGTGGCCGACATTTCGAACATCCACTCGTAGGGGACCAGCATGTCCAACGGATTGCCCGTATCGCGTTTGATCGACGTGACGATCAATATGTCGCCGCTCGCAGCACAAGGCGCGGATTTAAACACGGCGCTCATTCTGGGCGCATCAGCTGTGATCGATACCAACGAACGTGCACGAATGTACGGCAGTATCGATGAAGTGACCTCCGACTTCGGGACGAATACGCCTGAATACTATGCAGCGGCACTGTATTTCAACCAAATCCCGCAGCCACGATCGCTGATGGTTGGCCGCTGGGCGAAAGCCGCCACGTCCGGCTCACTGCGCGGCGGTGTGCTGTCTGCGGCTCAGCAGGCGATGACGGCCTGGGAAACGATCACTGCCGGTGCGTTCGTCATCACGATTGACGGAGCGGCGAAGTCCGTCACGGGTCTCGATTTCTCGGTGCAGACGAACCTGAATGGTGTCGCGACGGTGATCAATGCAAAGTTGACCGGTGCGGCGATCGTCTGGAACGGCGCTCAATTTGTTGTTACGTCGAATTCGACAGGGACCGCATCGACGGTCGGCTACGCGGCGGCGCCTTCGAGCGGTACGGATATTTCCGCGATGCTCGGCTTGACGAGCGGCGTTGCGGGCATTCCAGCCGGCGGCATGGCATCTGAGCAACCCGTTGATGCGGCGGCGGTATTCGTCGATCGCTTCGCCAATCAGTTCCTCGGCCTTGCGTTCGCCGATGCTTCGATCGCGGACGATCAGCACGTGGCAGTCGCGAAGCTGATCGAAGCGGATCAGCGGCACCTTTATGGCGTCACGATTCAAAATCCGCAAGCGCTCGATTCGACGGCTTCGACCGATCTCGCGAGCCGCTTGAAGACGCTGAAGCTGAAGTACACGATCGCACAGTACTCGAGTTCGACGCCATACGCGGTTTCGTCGCTACTCGGCCGTTTATTGACGGTCAACTTCAACGGCAACAACACGACGATCACGCTCATGTTCAAGCAACAGCCGAGCGTGGCTGCCGAATCGCTCACGAGCGCGCAAGCCAATGCACTACAAGCGAAGAACTGCAACGCGTTCGTCAACTACAGCAACGACACGTCGATCATTCAGTACGGCGTGACGCCAAGCGGCATCTATGTCGATTCCGTCTACAACGCGATCTGGTTGCGCAACCGCGTCCAGACGGGCGTCTACAACCTGCTGTACCAGAGCCCGACGAAGATCCCGCAGACCGACGGCGGCAATGCGCTGATCGCAGCGACGATCGAGTCGGTGTGCGAAGCGGCAGTCAACAACGGCTACCTTGCTCCGGGCGTTTGGAATTCGGGCGGTTTTGGCGCGCTGAAGCAAGGCGGCACGCTGGCGAAGGGCTATTACGTCTATACCCCGCCGATCGCGACGCAATCGCAGGCTGAGCGCGAAGCGCGCAAGTCCGTGACGTTCCAGGTTGCGGCGAAGGAAGCTGGCGCGATTCATAGCGTCGACATTTTGATCAACGTCAATCGCTGAAAGGAGATCTCATGTCTGGTACTTATAGTTTTCAAGACGTCGCCGCGTCGATCGTCGGCCCCGGTGGCGCATTCTCGCTCGGCTACGGTTCCGCGAACGCGGAAGAAGGCATCACGATCGCGCAGGCCGGTGACAAGAATACGATGACCGTTGGTGCGGACGGTGAGGTGATGCATAGCCTGCATGCTGACAAGTCCGGTCAGGTCACGATCCGCCTGCTCAAGACGTCGCCGGTCAACCAGAAGCTGATGGCGCTCTACGACGCGCAGTCGCTCGATAGTCGGCTTTGGGGGAAGAATCTGATCACTGTTACACAATCGGTGAGCGGTGATGTCACGGCGTGCCGGAGCTGTGCGTTCAAGAAAAAGCCGGAGATCGGCTACAAGAAAGATGGCGACGTGGTGGAGTGGGTGTTCGATGTCGCGAAAATCGATTCGGTTCTCGGGAGCTATTGAAGATGACAACCGAAATTGAACTGAACGGGGCGCGATACGCGATCGGCAAGCTGAGCGCGATGCAGCAGTTCCACGTGTCGAGGCGCATCGCGCCGATCATCCCGCCGATGATCCCGGTGCTGCTGAAGCTCTGTGCGGACCTGGACGGCACAGAGTCGTCGTCGGCCGGAGAAAGGCAGGACGTGTTTGCGTTCGTGGAGTCGATCGCCCCGGCGCTTCAGCCGTTTGCTGATGCACTTGCCGGCCTGAAGGACGACGATGCGGAATATGTATTCGGCACTTGCCTGTCTTCCGTCGAGCGGCGGCAGGACTACGGTTGGGCGCGCATTTGGTCGTTGGGGCAGAAGGCGGCGATGTTCGACGACATCGGTATCGACGTCATGCTGCCGCTCGTGGTGCGCGTCGTAGTGGCGAACCTGGGGCCTTTTATCGGCGGTCTCCTTACCAGCCAAGCGAGCAGCACGGCGGAGACCTAAGTTGGGCTCGTACTTTGCCTGACGGTGAGGACTGGCTGCTCGCGCCAGTCCATGCACAAATGTGCCGCTATGAATCCCTGATCGACGGGACGCTCGGCTTGGCCGACATTGCGCTCATGAACGATTTCCTCGCCGTTCGGGCGGATAACGAAGCGGCCATGCGCCGCAAGCTGAGAAAAGAAAATGGTTGAATCCGCCGTCACTCGCCAAATGTTGACAGCATTCGGTTTTCATATCGACGAAAAAAACGCGAAGAGTTTCAGGGACAGTATCGAGAGTGTGGCCAAGAGCGTCGCCGACTTGATCGATACGGTTCACGGTGCGATGCAGAAAGCCGCTGCGGGCATCTTGGCCATCGCGTCCAAGTTCGAGCAACTTTATCTCGAGGCTCGGCGTACAAGCCCAGTCGAAACGGGGCTCGGATCGCCCGGATTGGCCGCTCTTAGCTTGGGCGTACCGTCCGAGCATGTGAGCGGCGTGGTCGAGAGCCTGATACGTAGGCTTCGGAACAACCCCGCAAGCGATGGCCTCCTTCGGAGGTCGGGCGTTCAGACGCGGAATGCCAGCGGTAACCTGCATGGTTCGTTCGATATGCTGATGGATTTCGGCGCTTGGCTTGCCAAGCTGGCGCAGCCGGAAGCGATCAAGCAAGCCGCAGTTTTCGGGATCGGCGAAGACTTGCTTTTTCCTATGCTCAATAGGGTCTTCCGGGCTAACGTTAAGCAACACCGTGACATACCGAGATCGATGGGGATGGACCGTGCTTCCGATAGCACTCGCGCGTTCACGATGCCGTTTCGTGAACTCGGAACGGCATCCAAGAAGCTCGGCATTCGTGCCGAGAACGCGATGCTCGACAAAATCGGCCTCCCACTCACTCATATGCGAAATTGGATGAACGAGCGCGGCGAAAAGATCGCCAATCGCGTCGCCGGCAGTGCGAATGCTTTTTGGGCGTCGGCCGCCGGTAAGACGGTTGGCGACGCGACGTTGCTGGGTCGGCTCTTGCCGTTCACTACCGGCCTGAGTGCGGGGGGGGGGCAACTGCCCGATAGCAAGGTTCTCGACAAGGGGACGCGCAACATGCTGGTGCGCTATTGGCCCAAACAGCGGCAATATGTTCCGGGCGAGTTCAATCCGGCAGCCGAACCGAAAGAGCGTTTGACGACGCTTGAGGTTCATCGTTTGAGGAATTTGGCCGACACCGCTTTCGGCAAGCTGATTGCGCGGGGTGAAGGAGACTACAACTCGGTTAATCGCGGAAAGGCAGGTAACTACAAGTCAGGCAAGGAAGATCTGGAGGGGATGACCGTATCGGAAGTTCTCGCGGCACAGCAGGCTCAGCGTTTCAACGCTGCAGGCCGATACCAGATCACTAAGCACACGCTTATCGAGGCGATTCGTTCCATGCGCCTGAAAGGCGATGAAAAGTTCGATCGGAACATGCAGGATCGGATCTTCGAAGAATTCCTCGCAGACAATAAGCGCCGGGCCATTGCCGATTATCTGACCGGTCGAAGCAATCAAAGCGGTGCCGCGCTTTATGCAATCGCAAAGGAGTGGGCTAGCGTTGCCGTGCCGAAGGGGATGAAGACCGAGTCTGGGAGAATTTCCGATGGCACGATCACGTACTACGATCGATCAGGACAAAATCGCGCATCGATCCCGGCAGCCGAAATGCTGCAGGCGCTGCAGAACACGAGAGCAATGTATCAGCAGACGCCTGCTCTCCCGGTGCCGTCGACCGATGGGGAGAGCGCTCCTCGTTCAGTCGAAATCATGCAGAACATTCGGATCGAGATAAATGGCGTGAGCGATCCTAAAGAGGCAGGTCGTGAAGTGGCTCGGCAGCAGTCGCGAGTTGCGAACGACATGGTCCGTGAAATGGATGGGGTGATGACGTGATCCTGGACAAGATCCTTGTTTCGGAAAAGGCGATCGGAGACATCAAGATAGCCGTGTCAATCGAAGAGCGGCACAACGACGAGTTGACGATCACCGAGCATCCCGTCGAGCGTGGGGCTCAGATAGTCGATCACGCATTTCGTAAGCCATCCGAAGTGACTATTCAGTGCGGCTGGTCGAACTCGGACTATGCGGCGCTTCGCGGAACATTTCAGGCTTTTTTCGATGGCGGATTGCCTACCACCGATTACGTCGGCAATGTGTACTCGCAATTACTTGCTCTTCAGCAATCATGCAAGCCTTTTAACGTCACGACGAGCCGGCGCCTGTACAAGAACATGTTGATTGTCGGTCTTGCTGTTACGACGGATGCGAAGACAAGCGCCGCGCTCATCGTGACGGCGACATTGCGCGAGCTGCGCTTGGTCGAGAACAGCGTGGCGAAGCTGCCGCCCACGTTGAATCAAGCAGACCCTTCGTCGACGGCTGAAGTGCAGAACATGGGCACGAAGCGATTGGCGGCAGGAGCGCCGTCGCCCGGCGGCACTGTACGCGGGATAACTGGAATGCAGAGCTACGAAATTCCGCTTGTGGCCGAGGCGCAGAAATTAAAAATCTCATTGAGCGGAGCGGTTTGTCAACTCACGCTGGTTTATCGAGGACCGGCTGGCTGGGTAGTGGATATCGGCAATGATAGTGGCACGCCGATCGTATCTGGCATTCCGCTCGTGACAGGCGCCGATCTGCTGGCGCAGTATCGGCATTTGGGGATCGACGGGCGCCTGTGGGTGCAAGGTGACGCACATCCCGACGACATTCCGACGTTCGGTGATCTCGGTATCGGAAGTAAGGTGTATTGGATCGCCCACTAAGCAAAATTCTCGAGAGGCCCAGCTTCGACGGTTCTTTATCGTGAGACAAGAATGACAAAGCAATATCTGCGTAAGGCCTCGCTGGTTGTCGGAAACGACAGCGATGCTCTCGATTTCTCCAACCTTCGGTTCAGCTTCGAGGTTCGGCGTGGTGACATCCAGACACCAAACAATGCGCGTATCCGGATTTTCAATGTTTCCGACGATACTGCTCATCGAATTCAAGACGAATTCACGCGGATCGTACTTCAAGCCGGTTACGAAGATGGTCCATATGGCTTGTTGTTCGACGGAACGGTAAAACAAGTCCAGCGTGGGCGGTATGGCCCGACGGAAACCATCGTCGATATCACGGCGGCGAGTGCGGATGCATGGTACAACCACGCAGTCGTGGGTACTACATTGGCGGCTGGCTCTACGTCCGTCGATCATATTCGTACGGCAATCGCGACGATGAAGCCATACGGGCTTACAGTAGGTTATCTGCCGGAATTCGATGCTAAGCCATTGCCCCGAGGAAAAGTCATTTTCCGGATGGCGCGCGACGTATTTCGAAACGCAGCTCAGAATCTCGATGCGGACTGGTCGATTCAGGACACGCAATTCCAGATGGTTCCGCAGAACAGCTATATTCCGGGCGAGGCCATGGTTCTGACAGCGGAAACCGGATTAATTGGCTTGCCGACTCGAGACCAGAACGGCATCACGATCAAGTGCTTGTTAAATCCGAATGCGCGAATCTCCGGATTGGTCACGATAGATAACAAAAGTATCCAGCAGAATGAGGAATCGAGGACAAGGCGTGATAGCGATGCAAATTCGAATGCGGATGATGCACAGTCCGATGTTATGAAGCGCGATGGAACATACAAAATCCTGTTGGCCGAGCACGAGGGCGATACACGCGACGCACCGTGGTACACGACATTGACTTGCATCGACGTGGACCTTTCGATGAATTCGGCTCAGCCCGTGGAGGCTGACGCTGCTGGTCCTGTCAAACCTTATGGTTGATGTCCAAGGACAGACCGATTTTTTGTGCCGAGTCTGCGTGATGGAGCGCTATGCCATTGGCGTGACGCATTTATCATGGTGAAGTTGGCTGCACGTTCAGCTTTTGGTTTAGGCCAGATTCGATAGAGATCACATCTGTTTTTTCAGGGCATCTTTGATACCGATGTCTGGACCAGTTTCGCATATGCCGTGCATGCCGCTGCTATTGCGACTGGTTTTCTTATTCTTCCCCCGATGAACAAACTGCAAAAGTACGGCGATCCGATAGCGGCGCTGAGCATTGCCATGCGTGCAACTCGCGCCGATTTTTGGACGGCTATGCCTGGCATCATCCAGTCATTCGAAAGCGCCGCCGACAGGCCGCCGACATGCAGCGTGCAGCCTGCGATCAAGGCCCAGGTGCGCGGTATAGATGGTTCGGTCACGAGCGTTGCGTTGCCGTTACTGGTCGACTGCCCCGTGCAGTTTCCGGCCGGCGGAAACTGCACACTGACCTTTCCGGTGGCGCCTGGCGACGAATGTCTCATCGTGTTCGCCTCACGATGTATCGATGCGTGGTGGCAATCGGGCGGTGTTCAGGAGCAGGCTGAACTACGCATGCACGACCTGTCGGACGGATTCGTGCTGCTCGGCTTTCGATCGAGGCCGCGTGCGCTGGCCGGCGTGAGTGGCAACTCGACTCAACTGCGCAGCGACGATGGGGCCACGTACATCGAACTCGTGCCGGCATCGGGGGTAGTGAATATTGTCGCACCGGGCGGGTTCAATGTGATGGCGCCGCAGGTCACGTTCAGTGCGGCAGTGGCGATCAAGGGGTTGCTTTCATATCTGGCCGGCCTCGTCGGCAACGGCGTCGCGACAATGAACGGCAAACGCATGGATGACATGCATACGCATAGCGGTGTGCAGCCGGGCATCGGAAAGAGTGGTTCGGTTAACTAAGGATTCTCATGCGATATAGACGATTGGACGTCGATAACGACTATGCTTTTGGCGCAGGCGTCGCCGACTTTCTCGTGAATACGCCGGAAACGGTTGCGCAGGCCGTCTTGACGCGCTTGCGCTTGATACAGGGTGAATGGTTTCTTGACGTGATGGCCGGTATGCCGTGGGCGACGGACGTTCTCGGTAAGTACACGGACGGCACGGCGGATACCGCTATTCGGCAATGCATCCTCGGCACGCAGGGCGTGACCGAACTGACGAACTATTCGAGCTCGATCGATCCGCAGACGCGCGCGCTGAAGGTTACCGCGACGATCAACACCTTCTACGGCACCACCACGGTACAGGTGACATTGTGATTCTTACTACCCTTGCACCCACCATCGACGCGAACGGCATCACCGCGCCGACATACGCAGACGTGTTTGCGTCTTTGCAGGATCAGTACCGATCAATCTACGGTGCCGACACGTACCTGGAGCCCGATAGCCAAGATGGCCAACTGCTCGCAGTATTCGCGAAGGTAATCAGCGACGTGAACTCGGTCGCGATCGCGATCTATCGATCGTTCAGCCCGGCGACCGCGCAGGGCGACGCGCTGTCGAGCAACGTCAAGATCAATGGGATTGCGCGCAAGGTGGCGTCATACTCGAGCGCGGATCTGGTTCTCGTCGGGCAAGCTGGCGCGACTATCACGAACGGCGCGGCGAAGGACGCCAACGGCGTGCAATGGATGCTGCCCGCGACGGTGACGATTCCGCCTAGCGGCACGATCACGGTCACGGCGACGTGCGCGACGATCGGCGACGTGTCGGCGCGCGCCGGCACGATCAACCAGATCGCGACGCCCGCGCTCGGCTGGCAATCGGTGATGAACCCGGCGGACGCGGCCGCGGGCGCGCCGGTCGAGAAAGACGCTGCCTTGCGGCAACGGCAGACCGTGTCGACCGCGCTGCCTTCGCTCACGGTGCTCGACGGCATTATCGGCGCCGTGGCGAACGTTCCCGGCGTCACGCGGTACGTCGCCTACGAAAACGACACCAGCGCAACCGACGCGAACGGCATCCCGTCGCATTCGATCTCGCTCGTCGTCGAGGGAGGAGACGCGACGGCGATCGCGAATGCTATCGCCGCGAAGAAGACGCCGGGCGCGGGGACATATGGCACGACCGCGGTCGTCGTCATTGACATCTACGGCCGGCCGATCACGATCAAATTCTTCCGGCCGGTGGCCGCGCCGATCACGGCGACGGTCGCATTGAAGGCGCTCACCGGCTATACGAGCCAGACAGGGCAGCAGATCCAGCAAGCGGTGTCGGACTATATCAACGGCGTGCAGATCGGCGGCGGCTTGTCCGGCAGCGTCGAATGGGGCGATGCGCTGACGGCGGCGAACGGCGTCGGCGGTGGCACTACTTTCAAGCTGTCCGGGCTGACGCTGAGCGGCCCGCGCGGTGCCGGCGCGCCGGACGTCGCGCTGCTGTTCAACGAAGCGGCGTCGTGCACGCCCGCGAACGTGACGCTGGTGGTGACCTGATGGCCGCTTCTCTTTCCAATTACACCGTGCTGATCACGTCCGAGCATCGCGACAAGCCGCGGTTCATGGCGACCGTCGGCGTGCTCGTGCAGCCGCTCGTCGACCAAATCAACCTGCTGCAGCGCATGCCGGACAAGTTCGATCTCGACCATGCGGTCGGCGTGCAGCTGGATGACGTCGGGCGGTGGGTCGGCGTGTCGCGAAAGATTCGCACGCCGCTCAGCGGAATCTATTTCTCGTTCGACATGGATGGACTCGGCTTTGATCAGGGAGCTTGGAAAGGACCGTTCGATCCCGACACGGGCCTGACCGTCCTCGACGACGACACCTACCGGCTGGTTATCCGCGCGAAGATCGGCGCGAACCACTGGGACGGAACGCTCGCCTCCAGCGCGGCGATCCTGAACCACATCTTCGGCTCGGACACGCACGTATTCATCGAAGACCACCAAGACATGTCGATGACGATCGGGATTGCCGGAAAAGTGTCGTCAGCGGTGTTTTTAGCGCTGCTGGCGGGTGGATATATCCCGCTCAAGCCCGAGGGTGTGCGGGTGAACTACACGATCGTGACAACCGTGGATAGCTCGCCGCTGTTTGGGTTCGACATGAACAATCAATTCGTCACCGGATTTGATGCCGGCGCGTGGGGAAGGCCGGTCTGATTCCCGACGCGCATTCGATATTCCCTTTCCCGAGCCGCCTTCATCAGGTCGGGCGGCCTTTTTGTGACTCGGAGCATAAATGGCAAACAATGACTTTCTTCCGTTCGGCGCGGCGGGCAGCGCGAACGTCATCGATCAGGCGACGTATACCGCATTGTCGGAGCGAATGTTTGGATTCAAATCCGGTATCGCGCAGTCCGCGCAACTCAATAAGGTTTGGCGCCAGAGTTCGATCATGGCGGCGGTGCTGGCGCAGTTCATTGTCGATCAGACGGGACGGGATGCTATCGACGATGGCACGACCGCTACGCTTGAAGCCAATTTGCTTGCGGGGATCAGAAAGGCTGCTGCAGGGCGTTTGCTGCGAACGTCGATCTATATTTTTAATGCTGGTCAGCAGAAAGTAATTATCGACGGGGCTCCCGCTACAACGACAGGTGCGACGTCGTTCACCGCGTTACCGGCGACCAGCTTCGTCGAAATTGAATGCCAAGGTGGCGGCGGCGGTGGCGGCGGCGTGCTTGCGAACGGCACTCAGCCGGCAGCGGCCAGCGGTGGCGGAGGGGGATCCTACGGCTTCGGGAGATACTCGTCCGGTTTCTCGAATCTCGCCATCACCATAGGCCAAGGCGGTGCGGGTGGTGCCGCGGGAAACAACGCTGGGGCAAATGGCGGGACGTCGAGCGCAGGCAGCCTGATCTCGGCTCCGGGAGGATTCGGTGGGGTTGGCGGTGCGCCTACCAGTCCTCCATTCTTCAATGGAGGCACACAGCAAGGGCAAGCGCCTTCGGGACATACATATCTGCCTGTCTATGGTGGCGTCGGTGGGATTGGCATGGCGATGGGGAACCTCAACGTGGCCGGCGGAGCCGGAGGCGCGAGCTATTTTGGTCCTGGAGCGCAGCCTTTTTCGAATTCGGGGGGATTGGGCGGGATCAATATGGGATCAGGTGGCGGCGGTGCGGCCATTTCCGCTCCCAGTGCACTAAGTGCACCAGGCGGAGCCGGGCAAGGTGGCATGGTTATTATTAGGGAGTATGCATAATGTCCGTATATGCGCGCATTTATGAAGGAATTGTCGTCGAGATAATTTACCCGATGCTTGACGACGAGGGGCGGGAGATTCCCATTGGAGAGCGCTATACGGCAGAATTTGTTGCCGACATGGTTGACGTCACCGATACCAGTCCACGACCGGCCCAGCGATGGGTCACTGAAAAAGTCGATGGGACGTGGAGGTTTACACCTCCGAACTAGGTGTGGGTGTCCCGTTGCGTTATAAAATGCGGCTCGTTCGGCATGGCGCCGATTTGGTTGCAAGCAAGGGAGACGAGATTGAAGAGTATCGGGGAAGTGCTTGATGAAAGTGGTGGGATCGGCCGTGGATTCGGATTTCTTCGGATCGCATTGGCCGTTTCTATTATTGGCTGGCACAGCTTGGTGATTACTCAGGGCGATCGAAATTACTTCGACGAACATTATCTATGGGCGTTGAATTATTGCTTGCTCCCAATGTTTTTTGGGTTAAGCGGCTTTTTAATCGCTGGAAGTGCCCAGCGTCTAAGTATGTCGGATTTTTACATTAATAGGATTGCTAGAATATTTCCGGCATTGGTCGTCGAAACGATCATCTCTGGGGTTGTAATCGGTGCGGCAATCACCGCTCTGCCATTGAGTGAATATTACACGCATCCGAAGTTTTTGGAATATTTTAAAAATATGTATGGTGCGGTAGTTTACGTGCTGCCTGGCGTGATATTTTCTCCGCCATACCACGAGATCGTGAATGGGGTGATTTGGACTGTTCCCATAGAGCTTGGCTGCTATGTCGTCATGGGAATTTTGATTTTCACCGGCCTGCAGTTCTTTTCTTTGTTAATCATACTTGTTGGAATCGGCTTACTTTCAGTCCCGCACTTGATAGATTTCTTCGGTATGCAACAATTGGGGGCTGCTCTTACAAGCTCACATCACTTGAGTTTTCTCAATAGTTTTCGTGGTAAAACATTACTGCCGTCGTTTCTGTTCGGGGTTGCGGCATACAATCTTCGATATTCGATTCCGTTTAGTAAGGTTGTCGCGGGAGGGGCAGTAGCTGCAATTCTCGTACTCAGTGTAATTGGGAATGCTGCAGCGGTGTTCTCTCATTTTATCGGCGCACTGGTTCTATGCGTCGCGTCGATCATGATGATGCTGCAAATTGGTTGCTCAGATCTGGAGAAATTTTCTCCGAAAGGTGATTACTCATATGGTTTGTATATTTATTGCTTTCCGTTTCAACAAATCATAAACAAAGAAATGGCAATCGGTGGTGTATTCGGGTTTTGTGCCAATTTTCCGCTTAGCCTAATGGTGGCTTTCTTTTTTGCAATGTTTTCATGGAACTATGTCGAGAAGCCAATTCTTAAATTCAGAAAACAATTCGGTATTGTAAAAAAGCAAACGTAACTTAATAGTTGCGAAAGCGTTGTTGGCCAGCAGTCCTAATTCTGGTGGCTTTTTTATTTCTGGGGGCTCGATGAAAAGTGAAATCGCAGCGAGCGCCGTCAAGGTTGCGCCTGCTGTGGGCAGCAATTTTTGGTTATGGCTGAGCAGCCACGACATCAACTGGTGGGTAGCGCTTGCGACGCTCGGGTACATCGGGTTGCAGGCGTACTACCTCATTCGCAACAAGGGAAAGCGAGGCGGAGAGTTGCTCGATGGCTGATTTACCGAAGAAGACACTCGTGAGTGTGGTTGGGGCTGCTGCGGCAGCCCTTCTTTTTTCCATCGTCCCGAAGTTCGAGGGCGAAGTGCTGGTCGCGCGCGCAGACCCGATCGGGATCATCACGGCTTGCTACGGCGATACGAAGGACGTGCATGCCGGGCAGCGCTTCACGTCGAACGAGTGTCGCACGCGTCTCGAACAGCGGTTGATCCAGCATGCCGAGCCGGTGCTGAGGTGCACACCCAGCCTGAAGGGGCATGCATACCAGTTTGCGGCCGCAGTGAGCTTTGCTTACAACGTCGGTTCGGCCGCGTACTGCGGTAGCACGGCGGCGAAACGTTTCAACGTGGGTGACTGGCGCGGGGCATGCCGTGCGTTGAACGAGTCCGACAACGGTCGTCCGCAATGGGTAACGGCCGGAGGGCATGTGCTTCCCGGTCTGGTGAAGCGTCGCGCTGAAGAGCGAGAGCTTTGTGAAAGGGGGTTGTGATGCTTGACCTGGTACCAGCAAACCGGGCTAGTCAAAAATGACTTTGCTAGAAGCTCGTTGGCCTTACTGAAGGCGGCAGGTCATATCCACGGGCACGCCTGCGATGTGGAACTGATCAAATACATTGCACGCGACGCAGCCTACTAACTCGTTTTTGAGGATGGAAAGGAAGTTTATAGTAGCAATGCCGCTAGCAGTAAGATCATCGTTTCCCAATATAAATAATTGGTACCGCAACATTGTTGCGCGATCGTCAGATGTTCGCAATTACTCTCTGCTCAGTAGACGTGATTCGCTTCGCTTTTGCGGAACCTTTTCGGCGAAGAGGCTCCTCAATAAAGCGAAAGTTGAGTTCGGCTAAAATCAATATCATTGGGATCGCGGTAAACAAGAATTTCAGCGTAAAACTATCATTGAATTGTGTTCCAGTTGGTCCGATGTGAAGCCAGATTTCGCGTGTGGTCCAATACACAGGATTGTGAATTAGATAAATAGCGTAAGAGCGGGTTCCGATCCAGGAGAGAGCCTTTCGAGCAATGCCATCGCGCATGAAGTAGCCTTTGTCATATGAGCATATCCAGACGATGACTGCGCTGATTAAAGCAACAATTCCGGTATAGAAACTGACGATGCCATACCGCGCTGCGCCAATAAGGCAAAAAATAAGCAGTGGCGGAATCACGAATCGGAATTTGGAAAGAGTCAGCTTTGGATCAAGAGCTTTGTAGACATTTGTTTCTGAAAAAATCGCGAGTAGAACGCCTAGCAGGATCGCATCGGTGCGGACGAACGCGAGGAGATTGCCCCATTGCGGACGGTTGAAGAAAAACTGCGCGACGACCAGTGTTACGAGCACCGGGACAAGCCGATGGCCACTGAGAAGCACAATGAATGGTAACAATAGATAAAATTGCTCCTCAAGCGATAGTGTCCAATAGGTTGCGAAATCGCCGCACGGGCCAATACCGATCGAGCATTGATATGCGTGAAAGTTTTGTACGTGGAAAGCAATGGAGATTGCGTCAGCGAGATTGCCACTGGTGAACTGCCCGCTTCCGACTGTCTTCAGAAGGAATGGTCCGATCACCATAGGGAGTGCAACCCAAAGCCACGCCGATGGAGTGATGCGATACAGGCGACGAAGCCAAAATGCCCCTGTTTCACGCCAAAAATCGACACCTTCTTTATCCCGTATGCGTGGATAAAGGCCCTTCGCGATAACGTAGCCGGAAACGCAGAAGAAAAGATCTACGCCAACCCACATGCCACCTCCAATTTCCTCCCATTTTTGAGGGGCCCAGAAAAAGAGTCCCACCGCGTGATGTGCGACCACGATTAAGATCGCGATTGCCCGCAGAACTTGGATTTCCTGGTTCATTTTTTCTTTCATATTTAGTGCATTATGCATGCCTGGGGAGAAAGGAGTTTATATTAATCTCGGTCATGGTGAGGTTTTTCTGACTGTTAATCCAACGATCTACTTTTGGCGCGTAAATTGGTGAATTGCCGGCCTGGTGAAGTATTGTATCGCATTATGCGAAAAGGGATTGTGATGCCGAAAATCATCTGGCCGTATCTGCTGACCACTACTATCGGCGCCGCGGCTGGCGTTTATGTCGAGTACCTGGTCAGCGCGCGCCGGCTCGCCAATATCCAGAAGGATGCCGCCACGACGCAAATTAGAGCTGTGGAAACAGCTCGCGCTGAAGAACAACGCCGCACCGCGGCCCAACAGGAGATTGCTGAAGATGCTGCGAACCAACGTGACCGGGCGCGCGCTGCCGCTGCCGCCGCTGCTTCTGCTGCTGACGGCCTGCGCAAGCAAGTCGCCGTGCTTGTCGGGCGCGCGCGCCATTCCGCCGTTGCCACCGGAAGCGCGCCAGCCGGCGACCCCATCGGTGTGCTTGCCGACGTGCTCGGCAGCATTGACGACCGCGCGGGCGAATTGGCGGAATATGCTGATCGCGCCCGCATCGCAGGCAGCAGTGCGAACGCGACTATGGCGCATTGA